TCCAGAAATTCCACTATAACCAGAATAGCCTGATGTGCCAACTGCGCCTGAGTAACCGCTATAACCAGAATAACCGCTTACGCCAGACCCAGAATATCCGCTATAACCTGATACACCAGAACCACTATAACCTGATATGCCTGAGTAACCAGATATACCGCTAAAACCAGAATAACCGCTTATACCGCTGTAACCAGATTGGGTATACATTACTTGAGTTGCAGTAACAATAACGCCTGGTGTTACTGGTACAGTTGGCCCAGTTTGTGCGCCAGTTGTTGAAATAGAAATAGTAGTTGCAGAAACCGCCCATGCTAATTGCAAATAATCACCAGCGGCAACCGTTAAAACATAATTGACTGCGGCAATTAACGCACCAGCACCACCATGTGCTGTTCCTGGCACATTAAAAATAGAATTGCTATCCGCAACATCTGATCCATTTTTTCGTAACCAAACATCCACATTATCGCCATTGGAATCTGTATTGGCGAATTGCAATGAATATTCTAAATTGTATGTACCAGCATTAGCAAAGTGAATTTGATTTCCAGAAACAATGCTTACGCCATTAGCTTCAAATTGACTACCAATATTTACAACATAAGCAGTTGTTATGCTTGATGCGGTTTGATTTGTTGTGTCATAGAATGAACCATAAAAACCTTGAACACCGCCGCCACCATTTTGGCCACTAAACCCAGAATACCCGCTAATTCCGCTATAACCACTTGTACCAACTGCGCCAGAATAGCCGCTATAACCCGATATACCCGATCCAGAGTAACCGCTAAATCCAGAATATCCGCTTACACCAGAACCAGAGTATCCAGAATAACCGCTTATTCCTGAGTATCCACTAAAACCAGATGTTCCAGATTGTCCAACTGCGCCGCTGTAACCGCTAATGCCGCTATAGCCTGAGTAACCAGATACGCCTGATCCGCTAAATCCGCTGATACCGCTATAACCTGAGTACCCGCTATATCCACTTACACCACTACCCGAATACCCGCTAATGCCAGAATATCCAGAGAATCCGCTGATGCCAGAGTAACCACTTATTCCAGAATAACCTGATGCACCATTAATTCCGCTATACCCAGAAATACCAGAATAGCCAGAATATCCACTAATGCCGCTACCCGAATATCCAGAATATCCTGATACGCCAGAACCAGAGTAACCACTAATACCAGAATAGCCACTAAATCCAGAAATACCACTATAGCCTGATAGTCCATTTTGCCCACTTATTCCTGAGTAGCCGCTATATCCTGATACTCCGCTACCAGAGTAACCGCTGATTCCAGAAAATCCAGAATATCCACTTGTACCTGATTGTCCGACTGCGCCAGAATAGCCTGATATACCGCTAAATCCTGAGTAACCAGAAACACCGCTACCAGAATAGCCTGAGAATCCACTAAAACCGCTTATACCGCTAAATCCAGACCAGCCCGATACGCCACTACCAGAATACCCAGAAGTGCCGCTAAAGCCACTATATCCGCTTGTACCAGATTGACCAATTGCACCGCTATAACCGCTGATTCCAGAAAAACCGCTAATGCCAGAAAAACCAGAATATCCTGAGTAACCAGAAATTCCGCTTGCGCCTGGTGGCCCTACAATTTCACCTACATTATTCCAAGTCGTGCCAGACCATACATAAAGATCGCCATTGGAAGAAACAATGTAAGCATCGTTTGGAAGATTGCCAACTAAAGGCAAATCGGCTGGTGTTGCAACCGTGCCTTTAATGTTAATGGATGTACCTTGTTGGCCGCTATATCCGCTAAATCCAGAATAACCAGAAACGCCTGACCCGCTATAGCCACTTATGCCGCTATAACCCGAATAACCTGATATACCACTAGCCCCGCTAAATCCACTAATTCCGCTGTAACCAGAATATCCAGAAACACCAGAGCCAGAATATCCACTAAAACCTGACCATCCAGAAGTGCCGCTAAATCCTGACCAGCCACTTACACCTGATCCACTAAAGCCAGATTGACCAGAAAATCCAGAATAGCCAGATATACCAGATTGGCCTACTGCGCCACTATATCCAGAGATTCCAGAAAAGCCACTATATCCTGATGTACCGCTTCCAGAGTAACCCGAATATCCGCTAATCCCAGAGCCACTATATCCAGAATAGCCGCTATAGCCAGATTGACCAGAATACCCAAATCCAGATGCGCCACTATAACCAGAATAGCCTGAGTACCCGCTTAATCCTTGTGGGCCAACTAAACCACGATCAATCTTAATCGTTTGATTAGGTGGAGTTGTAACTTTAACTGTCTGCCGTGCTTGTGGCACTACAGATACGGACACATTGTTTTGATCCGTTACATTAACTTTTATGCCCATGATTACTCCACAACAATGCCATCAGATCTAACTAAGAATAGTAAGAATATGATGTAATCATTTGCGGGGTTTGATCCTGATGCGGGAAAACTAATTTTGATGCGACCAGAATAGGCTACGCAGTCTTGTGCGCCAATATCTAATTCTGGATCATCAGACATTAATCCCCAGGTTGAATCGTTAATAACTAAAGTAAATTTGCCTTGTGCGGCAACTTCATTTGTAATAGTAAGACTGATAGGCGTTGGAGTTGGGCTGTAATCACCAATATCAAACGATAAACCATATCGTGAATCTTGAAGATTTGTAACTGTTCTACGAATGATTTGAGCATCAATCGTGGCAGATGTTAAATCTAATGGCGTTATGCCATCAGATCCTACGATGTCTAAATTCCAATAGGTTTGTTGTTCCCAAACCAATTCCCCCGCTATACAAGGGTTATCAAAACCACTCACCTGAGTGATCGTATTTTGCGAAAACATTGCCATGATTAATCCAATTCTCGATATAGCCCCTATGCCCTCACAGGCGGCTTTAAATCATGTCTTATATTTTAATACTTTCCTTCAGCAAACACATTTACAAATACTGTGCCATCTTCTAATAATTTAATTATGCTGGAATTACTGGTTTTAATTGATTAGTTGTTAAAGCTGTTCCATCCCAAGTAAATCCAATATCTCCAGCACCAATTTGTTCGCCAAGAACAAAATCAGCTATTTTTCCATCAACTATAACTGTTTGCCAAATCATTGCTGGAGTTGTTGTTTGAATTAACTGAATAGAATTTGATGGGGGTGTCCAAGTATTAACATCGCCATCCCACACAACATTATTAGTAACTAAATTTGCTTCTACGATTAAATAATTTTGAGTTGTCATTTTATTTTCCTATTACCATTCAACAATTACAATTCCTGCGTTCCCATAATTGTATGAATCTCCCGGATGCCCACCAGCACCGACAGTTACAGTAACACTTCCTGATAATCCTGTAATATATTTTGTGCCAATGGGGGATGAACCGCCACCACCACCGCCATACCCACCGCTAACTGCACCAAGCCCATATACATAAAATGTAGGACTTAATAGGCTTCCAAATGTTAATGCCATTTGTGCAGAAGTTAAAGTGCCATTTGCACCAGTACCTCCTCCACCACTTCCATCAGTCCCCCCAACCCCACCACTTGCGGAAATATATGCACCAAATGAAGATGTTCCACCAGTAACCCCATTTACATAATTGCCAGAATCGCCACCGCCACCGCCACATAAAGTAACTTTGACCGCAGTAACTCCAGCAGGGACAGTAAAAGTTCCGCTAGATGTAAAGATTTGACCAAGAATACCTACATAGGAAGAAGTAGCATTATTAGTAATTGTTACCGCACCAGTAGCACTTGATACAGAAATACCAGTACCAGCAAGGATTGAAGTAACGCCAGCATTTGTAAGAGTTACAGAAGATCCTAATGCTACTGCTCCACCACCACTCATGCCTGTACCAGCAGTTACAGTTACAGAACTATTCTGAAGTCCTGAATTACTGGTTTGACCAGATGGGTTTAAATTGTTTGCAAAATTGGCTAAATTAAGTGCTTGTGTCATACTGCGCCTGTTCTATTAAAAGACTGCTCAACTAAAATATTTAAATTGCTTGTTGGGGTTTGTGCCAAAGTATAGCTTCCTGTTGTTACCGAATAGTCTACCGTTTCCAATAATAGTACTCCATTATTATAAAGATTAAAAGCTAAAGGGTTAAAAGAAAACGGATATAAAGACTGCCCAATAATGGTATAAATATCAGTATTAGAGGGATTTCCATTGGGTTGCCCTTGATTATTATTAGTCCATTGAATCACTTGTAAATCCCCACTTACAGCATTTACAAAACTAATAGTTTGTCCTGAAATATTGTAATCCTGCGCATTTATTACTGTCCCATTTAAAAAAAGTAACTCATTACCACTTACTAAAGTAAATCCTGACGCAGTATAAGAGCCTACATTACTTAAAGATACAGTATTACGACTAAAAGAATTATAAGTAGTGGATGTAGATACAGTAACGGAAGCAAAAGAAATAATAGTCACAATATTATTTACAGCCGTTCCTGTTCCTAAAGTTACATTTCCAGTAGAGCCGCTTGTGTCAGTATATTCAGTGGTGTCCAGCAAACATCCGTTGATAAATACGAAACAATTCCCAGATAAATACTCACTTCCTCTAGTTACATGAAATAAAGTTTGTCCACTACTTGCTGTAAAGGCAGTCATTGTGTAACCAAATAAATCTGGCTGACTAAATCCTACAACACGACCATAAGTATCAATAGTTAAAGTAGCTACAGTAGAAGTAAGAGTAGCGGCTCCTCCTGGAAAACTTAATAATTGAGCTAATGATGCAACCACTTGACCTTGTGGATTATTGGTAATAGCAATTTCGCCAGTTCCGACAGTTGTTGTGCCAGTTTGGAGAAGTTGACCTGTTCTGGCATTTAAATCAAGAATGTTAAATCCATCTTGTAAACCTTGCCAAATTGTAGGGTCATAATTTGGATCTGTTGGGACAAATAGAGCTGTTCCAGCCGACATTGCTGCATTTCCTGTAGCAAAACTAATTAAATTATTTCCACGATTGCAGAATAAAAGGTAATTTAAAGACCCTGTGGAGCCAAAGGCTGGGTTTGCTAAATACCAAGTGTAATCAGATGGGGTTGTATCAAAAGTCGGAGCAGAGGTGCTTAAAATGCCATAGTAAGTCATTCCTCTTGGGTTTGAAGTAAACCCTGCACCAGTAATGCTTGAAGCATAAGCAATAGATAAATAACGCTGTGAATATTGGAAGGTAGCAGGACGCCAATCCAATACTGAGCTTGCTGGGCTATAAGGAGAAGTTCCCAATGAATTTATCATTCGGCTAAAGAAATACCAATTTCCAGCAGGAATTCCAGTTAAAAATACCGTAGGGAGGATTACGTTATTTCCATAAGGGTTGCCATTAGGCTGTATTGCAGTAGTTCCAGCTAAGATCATTTGGCTGGATGATGGGTTGGAATAGGCGGAATACCATACTTCTGCATACTGAATGATTCCAGCAGAGCTAGATTCTATTTGAACCCCTATAGTTGGAACTGGAATAATTGTAAGGTTGCTAATAATTACTGGTGCAGTTAATGTTCCAAAAATATTTGGTACTGGCAAACCAGAATTAGGCGGCGGAGTGTATTGCGTAATAGACACATCATTATAAACATTTGGATCAAAAGATTGCATTGTCAATTTGACTGTAATAGTTCCATCTTGTGAAAAGTTTTGCTCCACTTTAAAGACACGCATTAATTTGGCAGTCCAGCCATAATTTGCATTGGTAATAGTTACTATATCGCCAGCTTCCAATTCCAAGCCAATATAATTAACTGTGCATTGAACTTGCAAATCTAATCGAGCCGCTTTTAAATTTCTAGTGGCTAAAAGTTGTGCAGTTACATCATTATTAACTAATGGTAATTTAATGGTTTGACTATTAATTGGCTCATTAGGATAAAGAATTGTTGGATCAACAATAGCTAAATCAACTGTGCTGGTATTAAATGAACTATTTAAAGTAATATCAGGGAATTGGCATTCAGCAATATTGTAAGTATTGGAAATGTCCATCGTATTGATAGTGATAGCAGAAATCATATTGCTATCATTAATATCCATAGCTACTGTATAAGCCGTAGATTGAACAATTACACTCCATTTGCCATAAATCTCGTTATATTTAAGCAAACAATCACAGCAATTTGCCATGTCATTAAGATTGGTCAAGCAATCCTGAGTTGGATCAACTATTCCATTAAACTTAAATCTTGGTTGTGTCTCAGGAATTCCATGGTAATTATTGAAGGTAATAAGTTCGTTGGAATAAGCGGTTAAAGCAGTAAGACTATCGGTATCAATTTGATCTACTGGAATTGCCGCACCATAAACCTCATTCGTTAAATAGTCATAGATAACATCGCCAGTATTAGTTCTGGAATTCATTACTTCAAATTGCGTTTGCTGAATTGAAGTAATGCTTGCACTGGAATTGTAATTAAGCACCACAATAGCAAAAGCGGTATTGGACATTAACTTACTAGAATCCCATTGGTAAGTTAAACCACTTGCTTGCATAACTGTAATAGCAGATTGACTTGAATTGACTGGACTATTAGAGCCATTGTTATAAAGATAAATGCTTAAATGACCATTGACTTTAGTATCAACAAGCCCTGTAGACATATCTTGCAAACCAGTAACAGCTACACTTCCAGTTGATCCGCTACTTACTATGTAGATTTCATTACCAACAGCAACAAAAGTGGGGTTTAAATTAACCCCAAAAGTAATTGTTTTTATAGAAGTATTAATAGCACTAACTATATAACTTATAGGAAAGCCAGAATTGCTAAATGTTAAAACTGTTCCAGTAGAAATAGTTGATGTTAAAGTTCCTGTATAAGTAACTACTTGACCAGTAATGTTAATTACGGAAATGCCTGTATCTGTATAGCTTAATCCATCAAATAAGCATTTTTTACCGCCAAAATAAATATCCCCAAACTGAATAGGATCAGTTCCATTACCAGTTACTTCACATAAAGAAAGCACATAATAAAGATTTTGGTTATCTGATGTAATACTTAAATCGGTAATTGTTCCACCAATATATGCTTCGCCATAAAGAATTGGCAATTTATTGCTATTTGCTGGGGATATTTGTAGATTTGTACCAGTATTTAAAGGTGTTGAAGCACCAGTAGAAGGAGCAGATGGTCCAAGCATTTTGGATATAACGGCAGATGCCACCATAGTTAATGCCATAACAGTCATGTCGGCAACTACTACGGCAACGGCATAATCCATTGCTAATTCCATTACTAAGTAAGCGGCTATGACTGCTGGCATTTACTGTATCCAATTCTCATCTTTTTTCCTAAACCCAAATTTTTCATACTTCAATTCAGGGCTTGTATCCATCTTGCTTACACCAAAAAACTTAATTCTTCCTAATTGCTTTAATTGCTTGCCATACTCTATATAAGAAAAGAAAAGTCTATAACCAGTAGTGCTACCTCTAAACTCAGGTTTTACATACCAAGCTAATTCTTGCATAGTAAAAATCTTATCATCCCATGCTGTAGGATGGATAATCGCCATCAATAATCCTTTATTTTCCTCTATAAAAATAACTCCCATACCGGCAAAAATAGTATCTAATAATCTATTCCAGTAGACTTCATTATTAGAATCCACATACTCTGGTAAATCTGCTTCCTCACGAAATAATTTCATCATTTCTATTATTTCTGTCTTATCGTATTTATTAGCTTGTCTTATCATTGTTTTCCAAAAGCATAATAAACAGTTGAAATAGTATTCACTCTATTCATTGATGTATCGCCAGCATCGTAAAATTGCCAACTTGCATCATTGGTATATCTACCAGCAACTCGATTCTGTAAAATCATTTGAATATTTGCCGCACTAATTGTAATAGTGCCAACATACATTCTTTGTTCTTCCATCCATTGTTCACCAATCTGGAAAGTATTAACAAAGCCATAGAAATATTGGTATAAACCACCAGTGCCGCCAGTTGTAATTAAATTACCATCTGTACTAAAAAAACCTTTCCACATAGTAATTTGTGAGCCTTTAATTTCTTGGCTTAAAACCCAACCAAGTAAAGCAGTATCAATGCCAACTACTGTAAAAGTAGTTTGATTAGCGGTAGATTTAATATCTCTTTGCACTGCACCAATTCCTACAAGCTGACCAAGACCATTAAATGGTTGGCTATCAACTGCTGGAATAGTTAATGCGGATTGTGTAGTAGCAAATCTATAAGTAGCAGTAGGTGTTACTACACGAATAAAGTCCGCATAGCGAATGTTATTTGTATTCTGAATTGGTGGGATTGGGGTACTCATAAAACGGCTTCAAAGGCTTTAAAAGTGCCTGTCCATTTAATAAATGAATCATTGGTAATTGGCATTAAAGTGTAATTAGGATAAAGTTGCAAAATAACTGGGAATGTAACGCCAGTATAAGTATTGCCGCCCATAGCAACTGTTGTGCCATATTGCCCAATAACTGCGGCAATTCCAGAGGTTAATGGACCATCAATCAAATTTCTGTGAACTGGAATAGTAATTGTACCGCTTGATCCGCATAAAACATCTTGCGTTGCAATATAAGTATATTGACCAGCCTGAATAAAATCTCCAGCACGAACCGCAAAATAAGTAGGATTGGCAGTAGGCACACCAGTAAGGATTAAATTCTGAGCCGCAGAACTTGTGCTAAATGTACAAGCTGAAATCTGTGTTGGGGTTAATTGACCTCTATAGGAAATATAATTCACCCAGCCAGTAGAGCCAAAATTTAAATACTGTGTTAAAGATTTATCGTAATAACGAAGATTTGCAAGTAAATCTCTATTTTGAGAATAAAGCAAATAATCATTTGGCTTAAATTCAAATTGGAAAGGAACTACAGTCAAAATCTCACTTGTAGCAATCCGTTGATTCCGTGAAACAACCTGACCTACAAACCGTTGGTCATTAACAGTTACTTGTTCGCTTATTGATAAAACTGTAGTTAAATTAGGCATACATTATCTGCTTGTAGGCAGCCCTCTTTGAGCAGATTGATTCGCTGACCATACTGCGGTTTTATTTCTAGCTAAGAACTGAACGGCTGACTGAGTATCAATAGCGGACATACTAGCAATATATGGACCATTGTATGTGGGACCACTACTTCCACCGCTACCCAAAACTGAAGAAAGTTGATTATTTGGAATAATTGTTCCAGAACGATTTGGAATAAATAACTCAGGACCTTGTTCACCAACTATTGAAGGCACACCTACTGGCGGAGAGCCGCCATCAGCAAAACCCAACAAACCACCAAATGCTGTTCCACCAAAAGCGGCGGTCATAGTTTTGGCAACCATTGCTTTCAAAATAATCTTTTCTATATCTTGAATAACACTTTGTGCAAAACTACTAAAATTCATTTTTCCAGTAGTAACAAAAGTATCTAAAGCAGAGTTCATTGAACTCATAACTGAATTAAAAATATCACTAGTTATTTTTGCATTATTTCCAGCATCTTCTTTAAATTGATTCCAAGCCTTAGTCCAACCAAATGTAAATGTTCTTTGATAATCAATAGTATCTTGAATACCTTTTTTGGTTCTATCAACTTCAGCATCTCTTAAACCCAAAATTGCTGTTTTTTGTTGCTCCAAAGTTCTTTTTAATGCTTCTGCGGCAGACCCTTGTCCAGCTCCAGCAATTTGTTTATCAATAGCATCAACAAACTTTTGATTTTCTTGAATAACTTTATTAACTGCCGATTGAACTATTGCTTGATCTTTAGTTAAATCTAATAACTTTCTTTGTGCTTCAATAATTTCATATTGAAGATCAGCTTGTCGTTGATATTCTTTAGTTAAGCCTTTAGCGGCATCTATTTTTTTTGCATTAGATTGTATAACTTCTTGACCGCCAACATTTTCTGGAACTGCTGGTTTTGTAGGGGGATTAGCTAATTTTTGTAACCGATCACTAAATGCCTTGTAATCGGAAGCCATTGTATCTAAGCCATCATGCCAATCTTTTTTTGCTTTAGTTATATTTCCAGAAAGAACATCAGAAATAATGCTTCCAGTAATTAATAAAATATTTGTAAATTGTATTAAAGTTTGTTCAATAAATGCAAATACTGCCGCCACTACATCCATTAATACACCAAAAAGTTGAATGATACTTTTTAATGGATTCATTAACTTATGTAATCCTTCATAAAATACATTTAAAGAAGGCATTACAGCTTCAGTAAATACTAGACTAATATCTTTAGAGTCTTTACCTAAATTAATACTTAATTTATGAGCTTCTTCTATTGAAGCCGCATATCGATCCATTGTTCCTTTAGCTTCTTCAAGATCATGTGCAAAACCAACAATATCTATCCCTCTAAAACTTTTACCTAATACTTGAAATGCCAAACCATTTCTAGCGGCGGCATTTTCTATTTTTGCTAAACCAGTAATAGTTTTTTCAAATAATTCTTGCGGTGAAAGTGTAGCAATATCTTTAAGAGATACTCCTAACCTAGCAAAAGATTCTTGAGCTTTAGCACTACCAATAGCGGCAGTTTCAAGTTTTTGTGTAAAGCCAGAATAAACTCTACTTGTAGAGTCTGCTTCACCGCCATTTTCTTCTAATGCTCTGGACATTTCTAAAATGGAAGCAGTAGTTACATCATTAGCTTTTGCAGTTTTAACTATTGAATCTGCAAATTCAAGGGCTTTTTTGGTCATTTCCCCAAAAGAAGCAATACCAGCAAGTTCTAATATGGTATCTTTAAAATTCTCTAGTTTTTTACTAACGGCTTCTAGTCCAGCGTTGAACTCTGCCGTATCTAATCCCATTACTACACCTAGTCTTGCTACATTAGCCATTCTGTTTCTCCGTTAATGTCTTAGGTGCATTAGGACTCATTAAAATATAAGTTAATAATTGTTGGCTTGCTATTTCTTTCTTTTCTTGTTCCGACTTAGGTGGGTACATATAATCATAAGCATTCGGAATAATGTCTTGTAATGTATAGGCTTTGCCTTTAGTGCTACGCATATAATTATAAACTCCAGCAGTTAAATTGCCCAGAGTTTCTAAAATCCCTGTATTACCAATCATTCCATCGTTATATAACACACATATATCGTGGAAAACTTCTTGATCTATTAAATCTGGGTCAGTACCATGAGCCGTCAAATAAGCTCTAACTTGTCTTGGGACTGACCTAGTTACTTTCCCTTAGTTGCTTTGTAAGAAGGAGATATAACTTCATTAATAGATTCAAGAATTTGTAGCTGAATAGAAAAAGGAAAAAGCTCCTCAATCATATCGTATGTAATACTTGTCATATCAAACGATTCTTCTTCAGGCACAATAAACTTAAATAATTCTAAAATACGATTTTCGGTAATAATTTTATTTTTAGCAGTTTCTTGTAATGAAGTTCCTCTAAGGACAATATCATTATCTAAAAACTCTACATCACCTTGCTTTAAAAATTCTTCTTTGCTATCAAGAAAAGGTTTTGCAATTTCTTGATAATACTGCTCAACTTTTGCTAAATCTACAATCTTCATTTTTTCTTGTATTGCATCAAAATCAGATGTAAGTGGAATTTTTACTTTAAAAGTATGACCACCCAATTCAAAAGAACGAATGCGGATAGTATCTTTATTAAATGACTTACCTAAAGCAGTTGCGAAATTACTCATTATTAACCCCTAGATTGTTTTGCCTTGTATTGTTCTAATCGACTGCCTAATGTTTGACCTAGCATACTTGCGGCTGTAGCCCCTTGCGATTCTAAAGCTGGTCGCATGTAAGGTTGTGCCGCCATAGCATGGTTTCCAAATTCTACTCCAAACTCTTGTACATTAGCTCTAGCATCTGACTTGATACCTACTTGCTTTATTACCCATTCTTTCTTGCCTTTGTGTAATACTAGATTGTGTTGTAAGTTTACAAATTTATATCTAGCAAGAACATTTCCTGGAGCCGTGGTAACTGTTCCAATCATAGTATCCGTTTCAAGGACATACCTTGATCTATGATCTCTATTATTAGGTCGCCTAGCTTCAATTCTTAGAGATTCAGATAATGCCCCAGTATGTTTAGGAGCAAGAGATTTAGCCATCATTAAAACTGGCACCATAGCATCTTTTACTGCATTTTTTAAGATTGCATTAGCATCTTTAGCACTAAAATCATCATGGATTTGTTTCATAAGTTCTTCAAATTCTTGAAAACCTTGTACTTTGAAACTAATGCTAGACTGTGCCATTTTCTACCTTAATCATTTTATGATAGATAGCATTATTTAATTTATTGACATATTCAACAATTTCTTCTGGTGACATAGTATCTGCATGATTTTTTGCAATTTCATACACAGTATGAATACCAGCAAGCCTTTGTTGTGGAAAGCCAAACCAGTTCTTATTACCAGAACCAGCTTGGCTTAATAGATAACTTAGTAAGTCTGTGTTATTTTGTATTGTAGTCATCTTATTAAGTATTATTAGACCAACCGTATTGATTTCCTCTAGGGTGAATAGAGAATGTGCAAGTAGCTTCTTTTCCTGGAGCCGCATCAATCGTAAATTCTGATACACGACCAGTAAAAGCATAAGCCACTGTATTTTCTCCACTTACAGCCGCTACAACATAAGTGCGATCAATAATTCCGCTATACGCATCGGCACGCATTAACAATAAACCAGCATCGCTAGGGTTCCACGGAGCTACAATAGTCATTGAAGTAGGTTTGCTTTGTGTAGGGATTTGATCTGATTGACGGCTACCAGCAACCATGAAAGAAGCAGAAGCATCATCTTGACCAAACTTAGGGATTGCTTCTACATTTAACTGTTCACCAGAAGTTCCAATACCATTAGCTACTGTGCCAACAATATCAGCCACTTCAGCAGTCCATGTAGAAAGCTGTGCAAGTGTTAAAGCAGTTGGCGAAGATCCAGTTTGACACCATAACGATGCCGAAAAGCCAGGAAGGATTTGATTAGGGAGAGACATTTTTTAATTCCTTTAATTGAAGTTAAGTTAATTCTATCTTATTAAGCTGGAATGTCTAAGGTGCAATCCATAATTACATGTTGCAATCCTACCGTATTATCATAAGTCTTGTAAAGCACATCTACATCGGCTTTTGATATTTGGAAGCCATAAGTAGGTCCACCATACAATCCACTGTAACCATGAAGAGATTGTAATATAGTGTTGGTTATATTCCAAGCATCGCTTGATTTAGCCGTAAAAACATTAATCTGAATAACTGGTCTATCAATGCCTTTTACCGATTTATTTGAACCAGTATAAACAGGCTGATGGATATTCCTAAGTATCCAAGTTAAAAACATAGGCTCATTAGCCCAATTTCTATTGAAATCTTCATAAACTGGTATTGAACCCCCCACAATACTTTGCAGTTGATATTGTGTAGCTTGTGCATATATAGCTGGATTGTTTTGTGTTGTCATACTGGTGTTGTAGGATCATTTCTGTAACACATAAAGATAACATTCATACGATCATTGGTTTCTAAACAGTCAGTAATTCTCCAATCATTACCTCTCCAAGTAATACTATAAAGATTTTGATAATCCACAATTCTTCTAGTATTAGGAGTGTAATTAACCGTGAAGGTAGTTAAATCAGTATAAACACGCTCATCTTTGGTAATTTGGACCCCATTACGAACATCTTTTACACGACCTCTAGTATCAAACCATTTAGTAATAGTCGTAGTGTAATCACCAAAGGAGTCTGTTCCAAAGGTTAAATTATTAATCGTAAAGTTTTCATACCGTGCGATTGTCATCACATCACCAAAGGTTTATAAGCTCTAAGAAGTTGATCAACTCCAAAAGGAATATTATTTAATGCCCCTTGAAAACTATTGCTACGATTATTGTATAGGTGAGTTAAAAGCAATAAAGCCGCTTGTTTAATAACAGGATACTGAGCTATAGGACTTGCATTAGTTGTATAAGTAACAATTACAGGGTTAGTCATCCATTCGCTAATATCATTAGGAATACTACTTACTAATACTTTATTACCAGTAGGGTCATAAAAATAAAGACTTTTATCTAATACTGTAAGAACTGGTGGATTACCGCCAGTATAGTAAGACACGGAATTAATAATAACTCCAGCAGTATTTTGATTAGCTTGGCTAACTTCTGGCAAATCAAAGGCAGATTGAGTACCTGTCATGCCATTTGTAGCTCCGTAGTAAACCTTCCAAGTGATAGGAAATATCGACATACCAAGATAGTCCTCTATAGCAAACCTAGTCGCTAATTCAAGGCTTTGAAGATAAGTATCTTGGCTTTCATCTTGAAATAAATTTAGCTGTTGGGTAATCTCATCAAGAGTGAGCCATTCAGTCTGTAAATCACGGCTGACTTGCTCAATCTTTTCGTAGCTAAACGGATTTCTAGTAGTCCCTAAATAAGGACCATTTGTTAGGCTATCTAATGGCATAAACTACCTTAACTGTGAGTCAAACGAACACCAGCAAATACATCACGAATTGTGCTAACTACACGCTTTTCACAGAAAAGTGTAATGAAGCCAGGATTTGTTTGTTCAAATGCTTTAATACTCATTAGCTCATTATCAGCAATAGTTACAAATTGACTCCATGCGGCAAAGTAAACTGGATAATTACCAGCACCAGCTAATTGCATATATGGATTAACAATGACTGGTTTACCAAAAATATAAATAACTGCACCACCATCATCATCGCCTACCTCTAGGAAATAAGGAACTCCTGAAGTAGTAGTAACCAATTCACGAATAGTTTTAATCGTAGTTGGGTGCATCATCCATGCACAAGTCATATCTGCTAAATACTGTGATGGTAAAGCGGCATAAAGGTTAGCTAAATCGTTATATACAATAGCTCCAGCACTAGCCTGAGTAACACCTAAAACTGTATGACGACCATTAGTAATTGCTGAACCATTTGAGCCAAAAGCGGCGGCAGATGTAGAACTAGGATAGCTATTCAAACCACGCAAACCTTGTGTAGCACCATAGTTATAAGTTGTAGAACCAGCTTGGTCGTTGTTATACATCATTGAAAGTGCTTCTTGTTGAGCAAATTCCAACATAATATCGCCAACAATAGCTTCATTAATATTATTAATATCGCCCATTACCGCAGTTCTTACAGGAACTACAGCATTTAAATCACGGACTGGCAACTGCCAATAAGTAGTAGCAATACCAGTGCTACCATTAACATTATTGTTATTGATAGGGTATCCCCACGGATTGAAAGTGCCACCTTGTAAAACATTAGTGACATTTCCTGTTTTGGCTACAAAAGCCTCATCTGAACCAATAGTTTGAATAACTCTTGCTCCAGCATTACGAATAGGATTGTTTTGACGAAGTGCGGCAAACGCATCATCATAAATTACACGACCACCAACTCCAGAACCAGAGCCAGTAAGTTGTGATGCTTCATTTAGGTTTACTGTAGCCTCACCCTTTTTAAGGGCTTTTTGGACTGCTTCAAGAATTAGATTAGCCATTTTATTTCCAAATTAAATATTAAAAGAGGGGGAGTTTCCTCCCCCATCTTATTAGGTTGCTGTACCAGTAGAACGATAACGAATAGCTGAGAAAGGGTCAACCACGGAAGTTGCCAACCGTTTTTCTCCGAAGAAAGTTATGAAACCTGGGAGGGTTTGATCATATCTACGCAATACCATGTTCAAACGATCCACGATTGTGTGGAAGCGTGACCATTGACCAAAATACATAGGATACAAGCTAGTTGTTCCAGCATCGCCAGTTGTTGATTGATAAGGAGTATCAAGATACTTATTAACTACAACATCAAATCCAGCAATTTGACCAACAATACCATCAGTAATCAATGGAGTCATACGATCAAAAATTGGAGTGCCATTAGAATCTTTTAAGCCACGAATCTGTGCAAGCATGAATGGATTAACGATAATCTTAGCATCTGGAGTCCAGTATTCTTGTGGCAAGCTATGCAAGAATGTAATTACATCATCAAATGTGGTGTTATTAGCATTAACTGTATTTGCATTGGTTGTAAGCTGGTCATAAGTAGCAATAGTAGCTAAACCATCGGTAGATGCTGTTCCACTAGAGCCAAAAGCGGCAGTAGAAGTAGAGCCACCAGCATAGCCAGATTTACCATTAGCGTATTGATTTAAACCACGAATACCATTTGAACCACCAGTAGCATTACCTGTTGGAGATGATTGGTCGTCATTTTGAATCATGGCAATACCTTCTTGCTGACTAAATTCCAAAAGCATATCATCCACAACATTGGACTCTAAGCCATCGATATCATCAAGTGCGGCTGTACGGATTGGGAACTGGACATTAATATCTTGCAAAACTAATTGCCAAATATTTGTGTTTTCAGTAGTAGGTGCACCGTTGTTTTGGATTGCATAACCCCATTGAGCACCAGCATTTCCTGTCTTAGCACGGAACTGGTAAACAGAACCATCAGTAGTTACATTGCGTGAAACTCCACGGAGTGGATTCATCAAACGCATTTTGTGGAATACAGGATCGTAGGCTGTACGACCACCGACATTGTAACCGCCACCGTAACCAGCTGGATTACCGATTTGTGAGCCATCTTCTTTTAAGTAGGCTTGATATTGTGATTCATCTTCAAACATGACGAATTCTTTTTCAAGACGACCTTTTTTAACCATCTTCTTCAACTGCTCAGTAACTAGACGATTAACATCTTGCTTTACTGATTTAGCTGGAGAACGCATGATTTCAGGAGCTTGCACTTGTGAAATTTTGGTTTCTAAAGCAATAACCTTTTCAGAGAATTCCGCTTTAGCGGCTTCAACTGCGGCAACTGCTTCCTCTTTTACTGCTTGGATTTTGGCTTCGTTAGATACTTCAATAGCATCTAGCTTTTCCGTAATTTGCTCAATCATAATAATTCCTTTATTTGATGCGTTTAGATAATGCTTTCTTAATCTCTCTCAGCTCTAGAGCTTTAAGGATTTCGTCAGCTTCATTTACCACCGCTTCCAATTCACTTGGTTGTGGGGTTTCTTTAATAATCTTCTTGGTAGCATCACGCAACTCTAGAATTTTTTTA